CCCAATTGGCCGCTGTGTCGCATCTCTGCCGCTGCCTGGCAAGGTAGATCAGTGGTTCCGCCGTCATGCTCCACCCCCGAAATAGATCGGCCCTTCGATAGGCCCTGCACCGCCACCCCAGATGATCACCTCGCGGGCCTCCTCTGGGTCGAGGCGCTTGACGGGGAGGCGGCAATAGGCGCCATCACCCAATCGCAAAGCATCGTGGATCGCCGCGTAATTCACGCCACCAGCGACAATCTCATCCCCATGTTTAATCGTTCCAAATAGATCGAAAGGTAGATTTTCAATGACTGCATCAACTTCAATGATTTCGCCATTGACTACCGCTTGTGAATTCAGGCGCAATAGACCCTCACCTTGAACGCCGCCCCAGATGACTGAGACGGCGTCAAAGTGCCGGTTGGCCAGGCGAACCAATAATTCTTGGCGGCTGGCCCAGCTCATCCGTTGAAGAGGCGGATAGACACAGCCGTAGCGGCCTGTGCGGCCACCGCCATAGCATGGCCCACCCTTTTCCGCGTGCCGCTGGAATCGCTCCCAGACACGGAGCCAGCGGAGAAATAGGCGGCGCCGCCGGCGGTGGTGGCGTCAGCAGATGCACCAGTAAGCTTGGGGACCGTGTAGATCCCCTTCAAGGCGAGGGAGCCGGTTTCGCCGACGGCGATGTCAGCCACGGCAATGCCATGGAGTTCACCGAATTGCACCAACTGACCGGAGGCAATGGCAGAGCCGCTGCCGTTGGTGTAGTCGATGAAATCGGCGTTGAATTGAGATGCGTTTTTCATTGGAGGCGTTCAGATGTTAGCGATTGGTGTGCAGATCACTCCCCAGCGGAGCGAACGAAACCGCGCCAGTCAAGGAGCGTGCAACCGAAATCCATCCTTACCAGCAAGCTGAGAACGTCGGGATTACGCTTTTCCTCTTGGGTGAGCACGGGGCCCGCTTCGCCCTGCAGGTAGCCGTGGCGGATCATGGGAACGCGAGTTGGGGAGCTGGTGAGATACCACTTCTTGGTGCCGTTCGTTGCATCCGCCAACCTGTTCTCGACAATCAACTGAACACCACCCGCAAACGGGTTGGGGCCATTTGCGCCAGTCAGATTCGCAGGTGCATAACCCGTCGGAAACAGGAATTGCAGCGCATTGGTCTCAAGATCCGGCGGGACCAAGAGATAAGAAGGCGGAAGGTTGAGACTGTTTTCCGAGCTGTCTTTTTGTTTGCGAAGTTTGACTTTTGCCAAGTCCATCCCGGCAATGCCAATTACAGAATTGGCACCAGAAATGGTGTTGTTGTGATCAGCATGGAACAGCTCCTTGCCGTCGAGGGTGACGGTCGCACCAAGGCTACCAGTCGTGAACAGGGCCCAAATCAGGTTGGACTCAAGCAGACGGCATCCCCGGCCCTGCATCATTGGAACCTCTCCCAGGGCGCCAAGGTCGTCATTGATCACAGCCTGGCGTGTCAGGCCGACCTCCAGGCCATAGGAAAACAGTTGCCACGTACCTTTACCGTCATTCAGCACGCCGGTCTTGTATGCACCCCCTTCCTTAATTGGCTGAGGAATCAGGCGAGCGCTGAAATCAACATTGCTGGCTTTTTTGAAGTCAGGAAGATCACTTCTGTTGGACAAAGGGGTCCAGGTCTGGGTTTCTTCTTCGTAGCCAGCTCGCAGTGACTTGTTGGCCGTATTCTCAAACAACGACGCCAGATCAGACGTCGAATGAAACGCCATCGAAATAAGCTCGTTGACGCTCCTGCCTGCGGTCTGCACGCCATTGCGATCGAGCCAGGCGCGGCACAGCTCCCGAGCGCTGAATCCGTAGACCTGCTTGCCGACGTCCGTAGGGGCGCTGATCAGGCCAGCACGGCGTGCCAGCTCGTCCCCAAAGGCCTGCGCCAGGGTGTCGCCTTGGTCGCGGGTGACACCCATGCGAGCGGGATGGCCTGCGGGACTGGGGCTTTCGGCGGCTTTGGCATGCGCCTTTATGAGTTCGATGGTTACCTCGTTCAGAGGCTTGCCACTGGCCACCAGGGCGTCAACCTCCTCCGGACTGATCTTGGCGTAGGCAGCGGCGCGGCGGATCTCAACCTCGCGCTTCACGGCCGCAGTATCAACTCCCTGCTCAGGCTGAACTTGAACAGCGGCGGCAGGAGGCTCAACAGCCAACGCGAGAGGAGGTGCTTGAGGTTCAGGGGTGGCCGCTTCTGCGGCGCTGGCGGAAGTGGCCATTGCTCCAATGTCTGGATTTGCGTGGATTCTAACCGAATCCCCAACCCATGCTAATGCGGCCTCTGGCAATACAGCGAAACGACCTTCAGGGAGGGGCACGGAGGCCCGTGCAGGCAGCGCATCCGCCACCTCTGTGGCAAACCCGGCCGCCAGCGCCTCGGAAGCATTGAACCACGTCCCCGCACCTTGCCCAGCATCCATCCACTCCTGCAGGACGGCCTCCTCTTGGCCGCTCTTCTGTGCATAGATGTTTTTGTAGATCGCTTCGTGCGCGTCGAATTGATCCGCAGCGGTCCTCATTCTCTCCGCATTTCCACTTGCATTTCCCCAGACTGAATGGAGATGAAAGAGGGAATTAGCCGGCATGACCCTCTTCTTGCCAGCCATGAAGATCAGGCCGCCGGCGGATGCGGCAATGCCATCGATTACGGTCGTGACTTCCCCTTGATGACTGTCGAGAATGTTGTAAATCGCCAAGCCTTCGCCAGCGCTGCCGCCAAAGCTGAAGATGTGGACCGAAACCGGCTTGCCACTGGCATTCTTCAATGCTTCGGCTACGTCAGAGGCAAGCACATCAAAGCCCACATCCCCGTACAGAGACATCGTGACGCCATTGGCAAAGGCGTTGACCGCAAGCCCCTGCGAGGGCTCCTTGATGGCAGTGTTCATGGATTACCTATGGTGGTGGTGATTCTAGCGGGGGTAAAGCCCGTTGATCGCTTTTGCCATCAACGGAGAGCATCAGGCCGGCATTCCTGGCTCGCGTGATGTCTTTCACCAAGACATCTATAACCTCTTCAGGAACAAAGCCAAAGGATTTCTGGACTTCAGAGAGACTGATAAAGCCGGCCTTGACCGCTTCTATCAGCGCAGGAATTTCCTTGGTGGGATCAATCATCTCCCTCCGTGGTGGCGTGTGCTCCCAGGTAGCGGGTCCCCGCAGGAGCCCCGCCACGCGAGCAAGCTGGTCATGCCACTTGCAGACCGTGGCGCAGTGGCTGGGAATGAACACATTCCACCGGAGGTGAGCAATCCGACGATGGAATTCCAGCCAGCGACCGCGATATGTTGAGAAGTTGGCGTCTGAAGTATCTCCGGTTAGTGATTCGTAGGGAATTTCGTATGCTGCCGCGACGATGCGAGCATAGACTTTCTGGGTTTGATAGAAGTCGCCAGAGGGTGGCGGCTGGAAGGCCTGGAAGCTTCTGCCGTTGGGAATATGCTCAACCGTGCCAGGTGAAATCGTATCAAACAACCTTGCATCTTCCACGACTTCGGTTGTATCTCCCGAATTGGGAAAAATTGGCTCTTCCCCGGTTGTTACACCAAAGAAACACGCAGCAATCTTGTCTTTCATCTGCTGTGCTTCCCTGATGTCACCCATGTCACGCAGTATAAGAATTGCCGCCGTACCAAAGGGCAGCCCCATGCGCTGCCCCGGCCTCAAACATTCAAAAACCAACTTGATTTCGTCTTTTGATACAAAGGTTGATTGAATCGAAATCCCGCGCCCCAACACGCTTTCATTGGGATGCTGGTCTCTGATCCAATAGCCCAGCAGTCTTCCGCTTGTGTCGAACTGCTGGCCAAAAAGTATATCGACGCCATTATCCTTTGTAGTGTCTAGCCACTCAGCCTCTAGGACTTGCAGCTGCAATGGTACAACTCCGTATTTGTCAAACAGGTCTGGATTGATTCTTTTGCGCAACAAATAAGCGCCACGGACGGTGGCCGTTCGTGCTCCCAATGCTTGCATTCCATAATTGTTAAATGTTTCGTAGTAATCAGCCTCAACCATTCTTGACCAGTTAGTGTATGCATTGGCGTATCTTTTGGTGGAATTAACAGGATTGGACATAATCCCATCACCAATCCAGTTTTGAACAATCACGCCAACGGCTTGCTTTGCTAGCCCATCATTATCTGCAAGGTCTTGATGGCGCTTGACAAGCCAGCGCCAATCCCTGCGCAAGGTATTGTTTGGCCCCGTGTCTTGAGAGTACCAATTAGCCGTTCTGCGATCCTGTCTTGCACCTTCAAAGTTGCTGTAGACTTTGACTATTTTTGCTGGTTTTTTCTTATTTTTTCCCATTATCCCCTCTCAAATGTAAAGACTGTTCTCTTTATTCTGGATGTGCTCGGCTCAAGTTCCGCAACCATGGCCGCTTCGATCTGCCTCATTTCCGCCAGGCTTCTGTAGCGCACTTCCTGCCCATCAACCGTGCGAATCATTAGGACGCCCTCGGCAATGGCCGCCCTGAGTTCCTGGAGTTGTTGCAATGTGTAAGCCATGCCGGGATTCTAACCCCTGCTACCGCCTGAGCCAGTTGCGGGCCCTGCCGCGATCAATCCATTATTCAGGTGCGGATGGATCACGCGGCGCGGGAGCCTTTGGCTG